AATCAGTGGTAACAGTTTGAGCATTTTCGTAGAAAATATCATCGATACCACCACCAGTAGCTCCGCCTCCAGTAATCCAACGAGTACCATCATACGTTTCTGTCTTACCCAAAGAGCTATTAAATCTAGTCCAACCGGCAAGGGGTGTCGCATCTCTCTCCGCTGTAGTACCTGAAGGCAATTGAGCAGAGCCTATAGAACTCGTCTGCTCTACCTTATATGTATTTAAATTTGTTAGGTTGGCATCCATCTCTATGTTAGTAAGAGGAGATCCTTTCCCAATCCGTGTAACAATTGTAGTCATTTTTAACCTATCGTAATGGTAGTGTTATCATGGTTAGGGTTGTATAATGGCAAACTTATCTATTGGTACTAAATCTGACGGTTCTGCGGGTGTGCTTAACTTCGGTGGAACTGATGTTGTTACCGTCGATGCTTCTGGTATCTCACAGGGGGCAGGGCGTAGGCTGGCTCAGATTGTTGAGTACAAGACCGGGGCAGTTGCAACTGGAACTACAATCATTCCTTACGATGATACCATCCCTCAGCAGACAGAAGGGGATCAGTACCTTGCAGCCACTATTACCCCACAGAGTGCTGCTAGTACGCTTGAGGTAACTGTATGTGTTCAGGGATCTAACACTGCTGCGGCATTCTGGATGATAGCTGCTCTGTTTCGGGATGCTGGTGCAGATGCCGTGGCTGTTGGCAGAAGCATAAGTACAACTGCTAATGGTGAGGGGACCGTGCAGTTTCATTGCCTAGTTACATCTGGTAGTACCTCTGCATCCACGTTTAAGGTGCGGGCAGGGAGTAGCGTTGCAGGTACCACTACCATAAATGGCGGCACAGGTGCTCGTCTTTTTGGCGGGGTACTATTCTCATCCATCACAATTAAAGAATACCTACCGTGATCTATAAAGTAGTTAAGGATCAGAACAATAAGATCGTATGTTGGGGTCCAAACATGGAGGAATACTCCCCAACTATTAGGGCAGACTTTAATATTGTTCTTATGACATGGGAAGAGTTACAATCGGCTCAGACTATCACGGCGCAGGAAAAAGCGAAAGAGTTGGCTGGATTAGCCATACAATATAAAGCAGATGTAACCTCCTTACAGTTGGTGTGGTTATCTGCTGCTGTCTTCGATGGTGTAACAGAGGATGGTAAGAAAGAACAGGTGCAAATGGATTTAGCTGATATCAAATCAACTTATCTGTTAGATGTGGCGGCTGTAAAAGCGAAGTATATTTAACGATAGGAGAAATAAATGGATACTAGCATTATGGTGATTCGTAAACGCTGCCCAGCGGATGCGACTATTTTGGTTTATGGTCCGGTAGATGATATGACTGGGTGGGTTTGTCCTGAATGTGGTTATTTTGAACCTGACTTAGTTTAATAGGTATGGAAGATCACCACTATACGGAGGTGCGAAAGGCATTCGATTTCCTTTTACAACAGCACAAAGATGATGAGGCAGAGAAATTTGCCTTAATTCAAAAGGACCTTAGCCAGCTACGAGCAGATATGAAAGCGTTCACTGAGGCTTGGCAGCAAGCCCGCGGAGTTGTTATATTTATTAAATGGGCTGTCAGTATTGCTGGTGGCGTAGCTGCTTTCCTCTTATTTATTAAGGATCACATTAAATGACATCCGGGACAACCACATTCTCGATTACACGAGATGATATTATTAAAGGGGCTTTGCGTAAGATAGGTGTGGTTGCTCAAGGGGAGTTACCAACAGCCGATCAGACGACCGAGGCTGCCTTTGCTTTAAACCTTATGGTGAAGGCATGGGAGGCTGATGGAATGCCGTTATGGGCACTTCGTACAACGCCAATCCCGCTGGTTTCTGGACAGACTAATTACACTATCGGCCCCATAGGTAACGTCATTACAGATAAACCGTTGAAGGTGCTACAAGCATGGAATCGTTCTACTTCTAATATAGACATTCCAATGCGATTGCTAACAAAGCAAGAGTACAACATCCTTGGTAATAAGAGTACCACTGGAAAGCCGATACAATTATATTATGAACCACGCCTTACCGATGGTGTTGTGTCGTTATTCCCTACTCCAGGGGATTCGGATGTAACTGAATCTGTTATTTATATAGTCTATCAAAGACCGTATGAAGATTTTAATATTGCTACAGACTCCCCGGACTTTCCACAAGAATGGTACGATGCCGTTCTATATGGACTGGCAGTTCGATTAGCCCCTGAGTATGGTGTTCCTATTGATCAACGGCAGGTACTTGGTCGTGAGGCAGCAGACATCAAAGCGGCAGCTATGTCGTTTGGTACAGAGGAGGGTTCGATGTATTTCATGGTTGAGCGTCGTGGATGGTAACACAACTACAAGATGTTGCTAACACGGTAGCCAAAGAGAAAATTAGTAGTGATAGGTTACGGAATGAAGAGATCCGGCGTAGTATGTCTAAGCCCTGGAGTGAGCCCACGGAGGTAAGTGGGGCTTCTCCATCAACGCTGCAATCAACTTCAACTACGGCCTCAGGAACAGCGCCCACGATGGCAAGCACATATAATACCCTCAAGAGCAACTTCCAGAACTTAGGTTTAGATGACACAAGCGATTCTCGTGCTAATAGTTCAACAGCTAATGATTCTTATGGATCTACTACTAACTGGAAGACACAGGGATGGGCGCCAGGCGTCGTTGGATTTGGAGCTAACTTATTAGGGGCTGGTAATTACTCTGGTTTAGCTAGTGCTGCTACTAGTCTCATGCAGGGTAATAAAGTAGGAGCTACTGCTAATCTTGCTTCCACAATAACCAATCTGCTTAACAAGGGAAGTGTTCCTGGATTGCCTAGTGCGGTTGGTACACTGACCGCTGGTGTTCTTGGAGACAAGAGCGCGTCAGAGATAGGGCAGAGTTTATTTAACTCTGGATTGGGTACTGTGCTTGGGATGGCTAATCCGGTTGCTGGGATTGGTTATAGCTTAGCTCGGATGCTTGGAGTGGATCCAGCAAGGGGATTAGCCAGTCTATTTGACACTACCGATTATGCTACCGAGGGTGGGCATGCTGGTGGCCTCATAACACCACAATCGGATTACACTGGGTATACACCAGGGCAAGCGTATGAACCTGGATCTAGCAATCTTACCCCTGTTGTTACGGGTATTACACCTGACTCTGAATACAGTGGGTACTCCCCTGGAATGTATGACTCTACTACAGGGTCTTATGGTGTGGGTAATTTATCTGATATGTATTCTGGTGTTAGTACAGGTTCTAGCGGTAACACTAGTGGGTATTCCCCTGGAACATATCATTATGGGTATTCTAATCCAGCAGCTAGTTATGGTGGATGGACTAGCAGTAGCGACAGCGGGAGTGAATAATGGCACAAGCAGATAAAAAGAAGAAGTACCAAGTACAAGAAGTTCGGGTGCCTTTGATTGGCTCTATGACTAATCGCTCTGAAGATGGATTAAAAGATCAGCGCTTTCTTAACATCTTTCCAGAGACTCGTAAAGTAGAGGCAATAGAAAGTACGCGCATCTTCTTGAATAAAAGACCAGGCTTAACCTTATACAAGGTATTTGGTTCTGGTGTAGGTAGGGGGATCATCTGGTTTCGTAATAAATTTTATGCTGCCATTAATGGTAGGATATACGAGGATGGTGTTACTCCCACGGTTGTAATTACATTAGCAGATGCTAACACAAAGGTTGGTATGATTGTAGCTAATTCTGCCTCTATAGGGGATTATCTATTTATTTGTGATGGGACTTCTGGCTGGGTTATTAATTCATCTGGTGTAGTTACCCAAGTAACGGATCCTGATTTCCCTAGTCCCCATGTACCTACTCCAACTTTTATAGATGGGTATATAATCTTAGCAAAAGGAAGTGATGTATATAACTGTGTGCTAGATACTCCAACTTCCTGGGAAGCAGGAGAGTATCTCTCCGCAGAAATGTTCCCGGATCCCATAGTAGCTTTAGGTAGGCAGAATAATCAGGTGGTTGTCTTTGGTGAGAGCAGTACCGAGTTTTTCTACGACGCAGCAAACACCAGCGGGTCCCCTTTAAATAGAAATGAATCTACTACTCTACAGACCGGATGCGCTTTTCCTTATGCTGTCTACCAGAATGAAAAGACCTTTATATTCACAGGACAATCGGACTCCGGTGGTAGAGCCGTGTGGCAAGTGGATGGATTCCAACCAAAGAAGATCTCGGATGAATATATAGATCGTATCTTGGATAAGGAGATTGATGGGACAGGAGTTCGTGGGTTTGGTTTCAGATCGATGGGCCATTTATTCTATCTAGTGAATCTACCTACGCTAAATAGGACACTTGTATATGACACAGAAGAGAAGTTGTGGCATGAGTGGTCTAGCAATTTGGATGGAGCGCATACAGTATTCATGTGCAGTTACATGTGTGACTCTCATTCTGGATCAGCCTATCTACTACATAATACTACTGGGACTATTTATAAACTAGATACAACCTCTTACTTAGATGTGACAACCCCTATATTAGTAGAGATTGTTACTAACAAGTATGATATGGATACATATAAAAGAAAGTTTATGTCAAACATACGCCCCGTTGGTGACCGGTATAATCAAGGAAGTATTGCTGTTAAATGGTCTGATGATGATTATCAAACCTGGTCCAATACAAAGACCATTAATATGGAAGACGGCTTCCCTAACTTTGCAAGGCTTGGTGCTTTTCGTCGTCGTGCATTTAATTTCAAACACGCATCTAACAATCCACTTCGGTTAGAATCGGTTGAGGTAACTTACTACGAAGGAGATAGTTAGTGGCAAATATTCTACCGCCTCCGCCAGTTAATGATTCTCCGGGTAGTTTCACTTGGTTAGAATGGTATAGACAATTACGTACATATGTCTCTACATCTGGCTCAGTTCCTTGGTATATCATTGACTTTGCTGGATCTAATATAACAGATCTTGTTGGACGAGATCATGGCAATCTACAAGGATTGCAGGGGGGTACTGCTGGAGAACACTACCACCTGACTGCTGCACAGGCAGCTAGTATTGGTGCTGCTCCACACAACAATCTAACAGGATTACAGGGTGGGTCATTAACCGAAAGGTACCATCTTTCGTATTTGCAGTATGAGGCCGCCTCTCACTTGACATGGAACCCTGTGTATGGTACACTGGATGTAAGCATGGGATTTAGTGGCGCTACCCAGCAAGTGGGGTTAGAGTTATACCGATGGTGTTATAATGACACAGGAGTTACCATCCCAAATGGCTCGGCGGTAGAGTTTGATGGGGGATTCACTGGGAGTATTAAGATAAAACTAGCAATGGCTAGTACAACACTAGAACCAAATCGTGTGGTTGGTATAACAACTAGCGCAATTCCTAATGGAGCATATGGGTATGTTACTTGGTATGGCCTGATACACGATCTTAACGCGTCTGGTTCTGACGTAGGTGAAACTTGGTTAATAGGAGATGTTCTTTATCTGCATCCAACTATTGCAGGTAAGTTTACTAAAGTAAAACCAACTGCTCCTTATGTATCCTTACCAATGTGTGGTGTTGTGGATACTAGCGCTACGCTAGGTACTATCGCGGCCAAACCTACCCCATCTCCTCGATTGTATTATGGGGTATTTGCTGACTCTACTACACAAAGCATAGCTACAATAAATACAGCA